GAGGTGCTGGCTGATGTGCGCGACGGCGTGCTGCGTAATGTTTCCTTTGGCTACGCAATCAGCGAAATGGAGCAAAGAGGCAGCGGCGACTTCGTTGCTACCAGCTGGGCTCCTTACGAGATTAGCGTGGTTAGCATACCTGCAGACCCCACTGTGGGTATGGGTCGGTCACTTGAGACCGATCCTGCGGCCACAGCCGCATCACCAACCCCCGAAACAGAACCTGAGGTTCCGATGGAAAACACCCCCGATCTGACGGCGGTGCGGGCTGAAGCGGCTGCTGAGGCTGCCAAAGCTGAGCGCGCCCGTATTGCCGGCATCACTGCCCTGACCGAAAAGCACGGCATGGCCGATCTCGGTCGCCAGCTGATCGACGGCGGCCGCAGCCTTGATGAGGCTCGCGCCGTTGTGCTCGACAAGCTGGGCGCCAAGCCTGTTGAGACTGTCGCCCCTGTGGAGATGGCCTCTGAGGAGCGCGCCAACTACAGCATCACCGCTGGTATCCGCGCGATGCTGACCGGCGACTGGTCCAGCCGCGAGGCCGGCCTGGTGCGTGAGCTGTCGCGTGAGGTGGAGAAGTCCGGTGTGTCCAAGACCACCGAGCGCAGCTTCTTCGTTCCCTTCGCTGCCCTGAACCAGCGCGCCACCTACGTGACCTCTGGTGCCACCACCGGCGGCAACCTGGTGCAGACCGATCTGCTGGCTGAGGACTTCATCGAGTTCCTGCGGAACAACGCCCTGATGCTGCAGCTGGGCGTGCGCACCATGCCTGGCCTGGTGGGCAACGTGGCGATCCCCCGCCGCTCTGGTGTGGCTTCGACCTACTACCTGAGCACCCAGACCACCGCGATCACCCAGTCGGAGAGCACCTTCGACCAGGTGACCATGAGCCCCAAGAACCTGGCCGCTCTGTCCAAGTACAGCCGCCAGACCTTGCTGCAGGGCACCCCTGGCATCGAGGAGCTGGTGCGTCGTGACCTGACCGATGGCATCAACCTCGCCATCGACCTGGGCATCCTGAACGGTTCTGGCTCCAGCGGCCAGCCCACCGGCATCATGCAGACCTCCGGCATCGGCTCTGTGGCGATGGGCACCAACGGTGGCGCCATCACCCTCGAGAAGGTGGTTGATCTGGAAACTGCCGTGATGCAGGTCAACGGTGCGGTGAACCCCGCCAACGTGGCCTACCTCACCAACTACAAGGTGATGGCAGCCCTCAAGAAGCTGCGTGCTGGTGGCTCCACCACCGGCGACGGTCCGTTCCTGTTCAACACGGATCTGGCCGGTATCGGCCGCGGTCCTACCCCCGCTCAGCTGAACGGCTACCCCCTCGCTGCCACCAACCAGGTGCCCAGCACCCTGACCAAGGGCTCCAGCTCGGGCGTCTGCTCCGCGCTGGTGATGGGTGACTTCAGCCAGGCAATGGTTGGTTTCTGGGGCAACGGCCTCGAGATCACCGTGGGCGAAGATCAGGACGACTTCAGCAAGGCTCTGACCAGCGTTCGCGGCATCGTCACCTATGACGTGGCCGTGCGCGATCCCAAGAGCTTCGCAGCCATCCTGGACATCACCACCTGATAGGAGCCGGGGGCGGGCAACCGCCCCCCTTTTTTTCGATGAAGGTTCTCATCTCTAGCGACTGCGCAGCACGCGGTGAGTATCTCGAGGCCGGCAAGGTCTACGAGCTGGACTCTGACGTGGCTGCTGAGCTGCTCCGCATGGGCCGCGCTGTTGAGGCGCCGGCTGAGGAACCCAAGCCCAAGGCAACCCGCAAGGCCAAGGCGGAGGCCGCCAATGGCGCTGACTGAGGATTTGGCAGTCTTCCTGAATGACTTTGGCGTCAGCTGCACCGCTGGCGCGATCACTGCGCTGGGCATCCTCGACATGCCGACGCAGGTGCTGGCCGGCGAGATGGTGCTCAGCACTGACTACACTCTGACGGCGCGGTTCGCTGATTTCGGCGGGCTGAAGTATGGCGACCCGATCAGCGTGGCCGGTGTGAACTATCAAGTCCGCGAGACGCGCCAGCTTGACGATGGTGCTTTCGTGGAGATTGGGCTGCAGAAGGTATGACCACCCGCCGCGAGACAATCCTGGCCGCTGTGCGCACCGCTCTGACGGGCACCACCGGCGTGAGCACGCGGATCTACCGCAGCCGTGTTGAGCCGATGGCACGGGCCGAGAGCCCGGCGATCGTGGTGGAGCCGGTGAGCGATACCGCTGAGCAGAACACCAGCCTGCCCACGCTGGACTGGAGCCTGACGGTGCGGATCGCGGTGATTGTGCGTGGCGCCATCCCTGATCAGCTGGCCGATCCGATCGTTGAGGATCTGCACTCCAAGCTGATGGCAGATCTAACCCTTGGAGGAGTAGCGATGGACATCAGACCGCAAGCTGTGAACTTCGAACTGGTCGAGGCTGATCAGCCAGCAGGTGTGATCAGCTGCGACTATCTGATCCGTTACCGGACCGCTAACGCTAACCTCGCAACAGCGTGATGGCTACGATGATGGATGAATACCACGGGCAAGGCGGGACCTACCTGCTGGATCCCAAAACCGGCAAACGGAAGCTCATCGAGCGGACAGAGCCGGCCAATCCCTCTGAACCCCAAGCCGAGGAACTGAGCGATGGCTCTGACACGCAAGAGACTGATCCAGGTTAAAAAGGAATCCACCTACGGGACCGACAGCACCCCTGCCGGTACTGACGCCCTGCTGGTGCGCAACCTGGAGATCACCCCAATCGAGGCCGATGTTGTCAGCCGCGACCTGATCCGCAACTACCTCGGCAACAGCCCGCAGCTGCTGGCCAACAGCCGGGTGAGCATCACCTTCCAGGTGGAACTAGCTGGTTCCGGCACTGCTGGCACGGCGCCCCGCTACGGCGCGCTGCTGCAGGCTTGCGGCCTGTCGGAGACGATCGTGGCCAGCACCAGCGTCACCTATGCGCCGGTGAGCAGCAGCTTCAGCTCGACCACGATCTACTTCAACAACGACGGCATCCGCCACATCCTCACCGGCTGCCGCGGCACCTTCACGCTGAACGCCGAAGTGGGTCAGATCCCCACGATCGACTTCACCATGGTCGGTGTCTACAACGCCCCGACCGATACGGCGCTGCCCGCCACCACCTACAGCGCACAGGCCAGCCCGCTGATCTTCAAGCAGGGCAACACCTCGGCCTTCCAGTTCTTCAGCTACGCAGGCTGCCTGCAGTCGGTGTCGTTCGACATCGCAAACGAGACGGTCTACCGCGAGCTGGTGGGCTGCACGAAAGAGGTGATGATCACCAACCGTGCCCCCAGCGGCACCGTGCTGATCGAGGCTCCTGCTCTGGCGACGAAGGATTACTTCAACCTCGCTCAGACCGAGACCACCGGAAACCTCACCTTCCTGCACGGCACCACTGCCGGCAACCGTGTCACCTTCACGGCTGGCCAGTGCGACATCTCGAATCCGTCCTACGCGGATCAGGATGGCGTGCAGATGCTGAGCATCCCCTACGTTGCCGTTCCGACCACGGCCGGCAATGATGAACTGAGCCTCGCCTTTACCTGATAGGAGCCCTGCATGGCGTTTGTTCTCAAGCAGTCCGACACCTACGTCTGGCCGGTCACCTTTGACATTCCCGTCGATGGTGGCCGCCACGAACGGCAAACATTTGACGGTGAGTTCAAACGCCTGCCGCAGAGCCAAGTCGGCCCGATGGTGGCCGAGCTGACGAAACTCGAGGATCTTGGCGATCTGGATCGCATCACCGAAATCGCGCGTGAGCTGCTGGTGGGCTGGTCCGGTGTGACCGGCGACGATGGCAAGGAAGTTCCCTACAGCCAGAAGGCGCTCGACCAGCTGCTCGAGGTGCCGTTCCTCGCGGTGGCGGTGCTGAAGGCGTACATGGACAGCATCAAGGGAGCCAAGAGAAAAAACTGATCGAGGCCGCTGAGCATTGGGCCGGCGGCGGTGTTGTGGATGAAACGGAGGCTGACGCAGCTGCGCTGGGTATCGTGATGCCGGAGCAGCCGCCGGAGGATTTCGAGGTGTGGGAGGAGAACTGGCCGGTGGTGGAGATGTTCCTGCGAGCGCAGACGCAGTGGCGCACCACGATGAACGGCTTGCTGGGCCTCGATTACGGAGCTGTGGCGTGGCTCCTTAGACTGTATGAAGTAGAAGACCAGCGCGCGCTCCTGGAGGACCTGCAGGTGATGGAGGCAGCAGTGCTAGTCGTGTTCCAGAAGCGGAGCAGCTGAGATGAACCTCGAGGCGCTGCTGCGGATCCGCGCAAACGTTCAAGGCGAGAACAACATTCGCCGGCTTGGCAACTCGCTGCAGGGACTGCAGGGACAAGCGAAGAATGCGGCGATGGCGCTGTCCGGCTTGCGCGCCGGCGTTGGCGGCCTTATCGGCTTGGTTGGCGGCGGGTTCATCGTCAGCAAGATTTTTGGTGACACGGCAACGCTGCAAAGCCAAGCACGAAGCCTTGAGGTGCTGACGGGCAATGCGAAGATCGCCGGTCAGATCGTTAGGGAGCTGCAGGCTTACGGATCTGCAACACCGTTTGAGTCAACGGAACTTATTGAAACAGCCAAGAGGCTGAACGCCTTCGGTGTTGGGGCAAACGAGGTCGTGAGCACCGTAAAACGGCTTGGTGATGTCGCCGGTGCAACCGGCGCCAACCTTGGCGAGTTGGCAACAGCTTATGGCCAAGTCATCTCGAAAGGCCGGCTGCAAGGTGAGGAGCTGCTTCAGTTCCAAGAGCGTGGCGTGGCGCTGTCTCAAGAACTGCAGAAGATGTACAAGCTGCAGGGCCAAGAGTTCACCAAAGCGTTGGAAGGCGGCAGGATCAGCGCCGAAGCTGTGGAGGTGGCGATTGAACGTCTGACGGACAAGGGCGGCAAATACGCAGATGGTGCGATCGCTCAGAGTGACACGCTGAACGGCAAGCTCAGCACCCTTAAAGATACTGTCACTGCTCTGTCGCAGACGCTGGGCAAGATCCTAGAGCCAGCATTGCAGCGCATCCTCACGTTCGCCACTGACATTCTCGACACTATTAACAAAAGCATCCAGACAGCAATCAACGGCCCGCAGAACGCAAACACTATCGCCTCGGTCAGGGCAGGCCAGCTGCCTTTCGGCGGTGCCGGAGCTGTGGACAAGATCATTGGCGAAGCCCGCAGAAGGCAGCTACAGGATCAGGCAGGCCCAGGTTTCCTTGGTCTTGGCTTTGATACTAATCAGTTCATCAAACTGCTGCAGCAACAGCCTGAGTTCAGGCAAGCATTGCGGCCACCAAACCGGCCTCGTGCCATACCGGCGCTTCTTCCTGGCAGAGCCGACACCGCAGAAGCCGAAGCCCGCAAGGCTGCAGCAGAAGCCAAACGTGCTGCTGCGGAACAGGAACGCCTAGAGGATCGCCGCAAGCGTTTGACGCTTAACACTATCGATCTTCAGCGTCAGCTCCAGGACAGCGTGGCTGACGTGAACGCGGCTTATGAAGGCATCGGCGCGACCCCGGTTGATCGGCTATTTCTGCAGCGTGATAAAGCAATCACCGAAAACAACCGTCTCGTTGATGAGCTGACCCGCGATGTGGTGAAACTTGCCACTGAGGTGAACGAAGCCGGCGGCAAGCTGGACATCAAGCCGTTTGAAACGCTGATCAACACGCTGTCCGAGGCCAATGTTGCACTGGCCGACAAGGACTACCTCCAGGGCCTGAAGGATCTACTGCCGAGCCTGCAGGAGTATGACGCCAAGATCAAGGAAGTGCAGCGCGGCAAAACTGAGCTGACTGAGGTGGAGAAGCTGAACGCGCAGATCAACCTGCTGCAGCTGGACATCTTGGCGCAGACCAACCCGGCACTGGCTGAGCATGTTCGGCTGCTGCGTGAACGCGCCAAGGCGCTCGATGACGCAACGGCCAAGCAGAAGAAAGACAGCGAGTCGATTGGCGCCGGCATCCGCGACCGGCTGCAAGAGTATTACAACAGCGTCAAGGACCTCGGCGGCGCCATTGGCGATGCGGTGGTGAGCGGCCTGCAGGGACTGGAAGATCAGCTGACGGCGTTTGTCACCACCGGCAAGGCCAACTTCAAGGAGCTGGCCGCCAGCATCCTCTCCGACCTGGCGCGCATCGCACTGCGGGCGGCCATTATCCAGCCCATTGTTCAGGCGCTGGGCGGCATGTTCCCCGGCTTCAAGTTTGCTGACGGAGGCATCATGACCGGCGACGGTCCTATGCCGCTCAAAAAGTACGCCAACGGCGGCATCGCAAACACCCCGCAGCTGGCGCTGTTCGGTGAAGGCAGCAAGCCCGAGGCGTTTGTGCCGCTGCCTGACGGGCGCAGGATCCCCGTGGCCATGCAGGGCGGTGGCGGAAGCAGCACCAGCGTGACTGTGAACGTCGATGCCAAGGGCACCAGCGTGCAGGGCGACAGCGGCCGCGGCGAGCAGCTGGCGCGCGTGGTGGCGCAGGCAGTGCAGGCAGAATTGATCAAGCAGAAGCGGCCTGGCGGCCTGATAGCGGCGTAACCATGGCGACTTTCACCTACACCCCCAGCTTTGAGGCCACCGAGAGCAGCAAGCCCCGTGTGCGCAGATTTCAAGCGGGCGATGGCTACGAGCAGCGCATTCGCTTTGGCCTCCACACCGACCCGAAGGAGTGGAGCCTGACGTTCGCAAACCGCACCGACACCGAGCGCGACAACATCTTGGCCTTCCTGGAGGCACGCGGCGGCGTCGAGAGCTTCGACTGGACACCTCCCCGCGGCGCCGCTGGCAAATACGTTTGCGAGGAGTGGCAGACCACGCTCAGCAACTGCAACAATAACCAGATACAGGCAACATTCCGGGAGGTCTACGAGCCATGAGCACCATCGTCACCAGGGCTGGCAAAGGCAGTGCGCTAACGCACGCCGAGGTGGATGCCAATTTCACAAACCTTGGCTACTCAATTCCTGACAGTGCGCTGCAAGTAGCAACGCCCACAACCGGCACAACTGTGACGGTAAATGACAACGCTGCCGCGCTAATTCTCAAGCACACCGCCACCATCGCAACGCTGACCATCGTTCTGCCGGCAAGTCCGGCAAACGGTCAAATTGTTCGCATCGGAACGCGCTCAACGGTCACCACGCTGACGCTAAACGCAAACACCGGGCAAACACGCTACGGCAACCCAACAACGATCACAGCAACAACCCCCGTCGCCTTCATCTATGAGGCGGCAACACTCAGCTGGTATCGCGTCTGATGGCTGTCCAAGACCTCTACGTTGTCGAAGGTTATTGGGCAGTCGGCTATGCCGTCGGTGACGGCTGGGTTTATCCCACCTCTGAGCTGCAGGGCATTGCGCCCAGTGCTGTCATCGAGCTGTTTGAGCTGGAGTTGAACACAGCGCAGCACGGCGCCAACGACATTTACCGCTTCCACGCTGGCAGCAACATGAACGCCAACGGCGAGCTGCTGTGGGCTGGCAACAGCTATCTGCGGTTTCCGGTCGAGGCGGATGGCTTTGAATACACCGGCAACGGCCAGCTGCCGCGGCCCAAGCTGCGCGCAAGCAACATCCTCGGCACCATCACTGCCATTTTGCTGAGCCTGCCTGAAGGACTGGAGGGCGCCAAGTTCACCCGCATCCGCACGCTGGCGCGCTATTTGGACGCCGGCAACTTCGCCGGTGGCGTCAACCCCTACGGCACACCAGACCCGACTGCCGAGTTCCCGCGAGAGATCTACTACATCGACAGGAAGACCGCCGAGACGCGCGATGTGGTGGAGTTTGAGCTGGCGGCAGCGTTCGATTTGGCTGGCGTGCGCGCACCGAAGCGGCAGTGCATCGGCAACATTTGCCAATGGGAGTACCGCTCGGTGGAGTGCAGCTACACCGGCAGCAGCTACTGGGATGAAAACGACAACGTGGTGACCACGCTGGCGGCAGACGTGTGCGGCAAGAAGCTGAGCAGCTGCAAACTGCGGTTTGGCCAGACCGCTGAGCTGCCATTCGGCTCTTATCCCGGCATCGGAGCCTATTTCGCATGACCTGGCGCGCAGCAGCACTAGAGCACGCAAAGGCAGAAGATCCCCGCGAAGCCTGCGGCCTGCTGGTGGTCGTCAAGGGGCGCCGGCGTTACTGGCGGTGCCGCAACCTGGCGGCAGGCACCGAGCAGTTCATCCTGGATCCGCTGGACTTTGCTGCAGCCGAAGACGCGGGCGAGATCTTGGCGGTGGTCCACAGCCATCCCGTCACCCCGCCAGTGCCGAGCCAGGCCGACCTGCTGGCCATCGAACGCACCGCGTTGCCTTGGTACATCGTCAACCCTAAGACCGAGGCATGGAGCACCAAGCTGCAGCCGTGCGGCTACAAGGCGCCGCTGATCGGCCGTGAATGGACGTGGGGGCTTTCCGACTGCTGGACGCTGGTGCGGGACTGGTACGCCGAGCAGGGCCTGGAGTTGCTCGACTGGGCGCGACCGCTGACACCTGAGGAGTTTGAGACGGATCCGCTGTTTGACCGCTACTGGAAGGACGCAGGGTTCCGCGAGCTGGATGAGGACGAGCCACTGAAGCGCGGCGATGCGGTGTTGATGAGCATCAGCGGGCCGGGCCTCAACCACGTCGGCGTCTACATCGGTGACCAGCTGCTGCTGCATCACATCCGCGGCCGACTGAGCAGCCGTGATCTCTACGGCGGTTGGCTGCAGAAGTGCACTGGCCGCAGGCTCCGGCATTACGATGCAGGGAGGCTAGAGCTGACGTGATGCTGCGCACGATCCGCATCTACGGGCGCCTGGCGAAACTCCTCAAGCGCCGCAAGTTTGAGGCTGAGGTGGCCAGCGCCGCCGAGGCCGTGCGCTTCCTGCTGGCCAATTTTCCGCAGCTGGAGCCCGAGCTGGCCAAGGGCCATTACCGTGTCAGCGTTGGCAGCTACGACCTGGCCGAGGACGAGCTGCAGGCGCCGGCCGGCCAGCAGGAGATCAAGATCACCCCGGTGGTGGCAGGTGCTGGCGCTGTGGGGCGCATCATTGCGGGCGTGGCACTGGTCGCGTTGTCGTTCTTCCTGCCGCCGGTGGCAGGCATTGCGCTCGGCACCATCGCCTTTGGTGTGGGTGCCAGCTTGGTGCTGGGCGGTGTTGCGCAGCTGCTCACGCCGGTGCCCAGCTTGCCAACCAGCGGCAGCACCGCTGAGACCGCTAAAGACCCCCGCAAGTCCTACAGCTTCAGCGGCGTTCAGCAGACCAGCCGCGCCGGTGTGCCGGTGCCCGTCGTCTACGGCGAGACCCTGGTGGGCTCTGTGGTGATCTCGGCCGGCATCGACACGGTGCAGACATGAACAGGATCGTCGGCGCAGGTGGTGGCGGTGGCGGCGGCGGGTGCTTCTTAGGGCACACGCTGGTGCGCACGCCTGACGGGTTGCGCGCCATCGAGGCGCTGGAGCCTGGCGACCAGGTGCTGAGCTTTGACGACCAGGGAGAGCTGCACCAGGCCGCGGTGCTGAAGGTCCACGTCCACGAAAACGAGCGCGTAGTCCGCTACCGCCTCTGGGGCGGTGCCGTGCTCGATGCCACCCCGAACCACTGGGTGCTCAACCAGTTCAACGCCTTTGTTGAGATCGGCACGCTGGGCGCAGACGACTGCCTGGTGGATGAGAACGGCCACCTGCGGCCCATCGTTGAGCGCACCGACCACGGCCGCGGCACTGTCTACAACCTGACGGTCGAAGGCCACCACACCTTCATCGCCGGCGGCATCCGTGTGCACAACGCCGGCCTGGGCCTGGGCATCGCCGGCGCAGGCGGTGGAGGTGGCGGTGGCGGCAAGGGCGGAGGTGGCGGCGGCGGCACCACCTACACCCCGACCGAAGCGGGCGACACGCTCAACAGCACTCAATACGCCAACCTGGTTGACCTGATCAGCGAGGGGGAGATCGAGGGCCTCAAGGATGGCCACAAGTCGATCTTCATCGACAACACTCCGCTGCAGAACGCAGACGGTTCCTACAACTTCCAGAACGTCACCGTCACCACGCGGACGGGCACACAAAACCAGAGCTACATCCCCATCGCGGCTGATGTTGAAAACGAGCAGCCGGTCAGCGTCCAGGTGCAGTTCGGCACCCCGATTGTCCGCAGCATTACCAGCACCACCGTCAACGCCGCACGGGTGACCATCACGGTGCCGGCGTTGCAGGAGTTTGCCAGTAACGGCGACATCAACGGCTCTAGCTTCGGCTTGCAGATCGAGGTGCAATACAACGGCGGCGGCTACACCACGGTCCTGACCGATACGGTCTCCGGCCGCAGCGGTGATCAGTTCCAGCGCGACTACCTGGTCAGCCTGAGCGGCGCCTATCCCATTGACATCCGCGTGTCGCGGACCACGGCCGACAGCGGCAGCGCCAAGATCCAGAACGCCTTCAGCTGGTCGAGCTACACCGAGATCACCTACGCCAAGCTCCGCTACCCCAACAGCGCGCTGGTGGCGCTCCGCGTCGATGCCGAGCAGTTCAACTCCATCCCGCGCCGCAGCTACCTGATCCGCGGCATCAAGGTGGTGATTCCCAGCAATGCCACGGTGGACACGACTACCGGCCGGCTGATCTATGCCGGCATCTGGGATGGCACCTTTGGAGCTGCAGCTTGGACCACCGACCCCTGCTGGATCCTCTGGGATCTGCTGACATCGACCCGATACGGCTTCGGTGATCACATCCAGGCGGCGCAGCTGGACAAGTGGGCGTTTTATGCCGCATCGGTCTATGCCTCGGCCTTGGTGCCCGATGGTTTTGGTGGCAGCGAGCCCCGCTTTAGCTGCAACGTCAACATCCAGACCGCTGAGGACGCCTACAAGCTGATCAACGACATGTGCTCGGTGTTCCGGGCCATGCCCTATTCGAGCACCGGGGCGCTCACCGTCAGCCAGGATGCGCCGGCCGATCCGGCCTATCTGTTCACCTACGCGAACGTCTCGGAGGAGGGCTTCAGCTACCAAGGCGGCAGCCTCAAAACCCGTCCGACCGTGGCGGTGGTCAGCTACCTGAACCTCGACACCCGCGACATCGACTACGAGGTGGTGGAGGACCAAGAGGCGATCAGCAAGTACGGCGTCGTCACCCGCGAGATCTCCGCCTTTGCCTGCACCAGCCGCGGCCAAGCGCACCGCCTGGGTGAGTGGCTGCTGTATTCGGAGTGGTACGAGAACGAGGTGGTCAGCTTCACCGCCAGCATCGACGCGGGCGTGCTGGTGCGGCCAGGGCAGATCATCGAGATCAGCGATCCGATGCGCGCCGGCGCCCGCCGAGGTGGCCGCATCAGTTCCGCAACCACGGCCAACATCACGGTGGACGACGCCACGGGCCTGGCGCTAGGCACCGGCGCAACGCTGTCGGTGATCCTGCCCGATGGCGCCGTGCAGAGCCGAGCGGTGGCCGCAATCAGCGGCAGCGTGCTCACCGTCAGTCCGGCGTTCACCACGGCGCCGAACGCCAACAGCATTTGGATCTACCAGACCAACACGCTGCAGACCTCCACTTGGCGCGTGTTGAGCGTGCAGGAGCAGGAGGGCGCTCAGTACGCCATCGGCGCCCTGGCCTACAACGCCAGCAAATACGGCTACATCGAGCGGAACCTGACCCTGCAAACGCGGGACGTTACCGACCTGAACGAGATTCCGGCGGCGCCGGCCAACATGCAGGCCACTGAGGCGCTGTACGAAAGCAACGGCCGCGCGCTGTCCAAGCTGGTGATCAGCTGGCAGGCAGTGCTGGGCGTCAACCAATACCGCATCCGTTGGAAGCCACAGAACGGCAACTGGACAACAACAACGCAGACCCGACTGGATTACGAGATCCTTGACACCGTTGCCGGCCGCTACGAGGTCGAGGTCTACAGCATCAACGCGGGCCTCAAACAATCAACGCAGCCGGCCCGGTTGACCGTTGAAGCACGCGGCAAGACGGCTGCACCGGCGGATGTGACCGGCTTGTCATTGATTGCTATTGATGAAGCAAGCGCAATCCTTACATGGGATCCCACCACTGATCTTGATGTGCGAATTGGCGGCAAAGTCCTGATCCGCCATAGCACTGTGCTCGTGGGCGCCACATGGGAGGAGTCGCAGGAGATCGTCCCCAGCGTTGGCGGCAATCAAACCCAGAAGCAGGTCCCGGTTCTTGAAGGCACCTATCTGGTCAAGTTCCAGGATGACTCCGGCAATCGCTCGGTCAATGCCGCAACCGTTGTGGTCGATCTGCCAACACCGCAGCCACGCCTGCTGGTGCAGAGCTACCGCGAGGACCAAGAGACGCCGCCGTTCTCGGGGAACTTGACCGACATGTTCTACAGCGCCGAGCAGGACGGCTTGGTGATCAGCACCGGCCTGGACGTGGACGACATGGCTACGGACGGCGACTGGGATGCGCTTGGCACGATTGACGGCGTTGGCGGCGTGCTGAGTTCTGGCGAGTACGAGTTCGGCAGCACCCTCGACCTAGGTGGCACGTTTGATCTCAACCTCACCCGCTATTTCGTCACAAGGCCCTACCTGCCAGGCAGCTTGTGGGACGACAAGCTGGGGGACATCGATACCTGGCCCGCTATTGATGAAACCAACCTCGATGGCGTGAACGCGCTGCTCTACGTTCGCGCCACCGCCGACAACCCGGCAGGCACCCCAACTTGGAGCACCTGGCGCGAGTTCTCGAACGTGATCACTCGCGGGCGTGGCTTCCAGTTCAAGGTGATCGCCACCAGCTCCGACCCTGCGCAGAACATCATCGTGGACGAACTGGGTTGCGAAGTGGAGCTGCAGCAGAGGACAGAACAGTCGGGCACCTTGACAAGCACCGCCGCAACGTATGCAGTGACGTTTGCTGACGCCTTCTATCAGGCACCTTCCATCGGCGTCACAGCGTTCAACATGGTGACCGGCGATTACTTTGAGGTGGCAAGCGTGACCAGGGCAGGATTCCAGGTAACCTTTAGGAATAGCGGCGGCTCTGCCGTGGCTCGCCAGTTCACTTACACTGCTATCGGATACGGCCGGGAGATCTGACGCATGGCGCAAGGGGACCTCAATGTCGCCAACCAGTCGGGCGCTGCGTTCCGCGCCGATCTGAACAACCAGCTGCTGGCACTGGGCACGCTGATGAGCGGCGCCAGTGAGCCGAGCACCATGTACGCCTACATGCTGTGGGCCGATACGACCGCAGGCCTGCTCAAGCAAAGGAACGCAGCGAACAACGCCTGGGTGACACTGGGGACGCTGGGCAGCGCCAACTTGGGGCTGCTGCCGTCTGGCAGCACCCTGATTGCTGCGCTGGGCAGTGCTGGCACGCCAGGCGTCACCTTCACTGGTGACCTAGATACCGGCCTGTACTCACCCGGCGCCAATCAGGTGGCGCTTGGCACCAGCGGCCAGCAGCGGCTGGCGGTTGATAGTTCTGGTCGAGTGCTTGTCGGCCCTGGCTCGCTCCGTGAAGTAGGTGGCGCTGTCATCCCGACGTTGGCGGTGGAGTCGCTGGGCCTGCCGCTGTCATGCGTGCGCAACAGCAATGACACCTCCGGCGGCATCATTGCGATAGGCAAGAGTCGCGGCACAGCTGCTGGCGCTGTCACCGCTGTTCAGGACGGCGACATCCTGGGCGAGATTCGCTTCTGCGGCGCCAATGGCACTGACCTGACCAGCATCGGCGCGCACATCCGCGCGGTGGTCAATGGCCAGGTTGGTACGGCCGGTGACACCACCGACATGCCGACGCAGCTGGTCTTCAGCACGACGCCAGATGGCCAAGCAACTGCAGCGCAGCGGCTGGCTATCAACACCACAGGGATTCAGGTTTCTGGAGACGCGCAGATTGTATCGCTCAATGGTGGACCGCTTGCTGGTGACCGCAACCGCATTATCAACGGCGACATGCGGATCGACCAGAGAAACGCTGGGGCTACTGTCACCTTGCCTGCGGCAACTGTTACTTACGTAGTTGATCGGTGGGCGCATTTTGAAGACACCGATGGCACCGCTACTGTCCAACGCAGCACTGTTGCTCCTGCAGGTTTTACGAACTCGCTTCTGATCACAACGACAGCAGCAGATGCATCACTTTCAGCAACACAGCGTTTAACAACTGCGCAAGTCATCGAAGGGTTTAATGCAGCAGATTTGGGGTGGGGTGCTGCAGGCGCATTATCGGTGACTTTATCCTTCTGGGTCAGAAGTTCCTTGACTGGCACATTTGGCGGAGCTGTAAAAAATGGCGCAAATACTAGGGCTTATCCATTTACCTACAGCATTTCTAGTGCCAACACCTGGGAGTACAAAACAGTTGTGATTCCCGGCGACACTACAGGCACTTGGCCAACTGATAACAGTCCCGCGCTAGCGGTAAATTTCGGGCTTGGAGTTGGAACGACTTTCAGCGGAACGGCTGGATCGTGGCAGGCCGCAGACCTAAACTCAGCAACTGGAGCTGTCTCGGTAATCGGCACTCTCAACGCTACCTGGCAGATCACTGGCGTCCAACTTGAAGCCGGCACCGTCGCCACCCCATTTGAGCGCAGGAGCTACGGGCAGGAGCTGGCGTTGTGTCAGAGGTATTACTACAAAACGGACAAAAATTTTAGCTTGCAGAGTTACGGCGTTGCGGCAGGCGGAAATACTTACGCCCATTTGACTCATCCAGTGCCTATGCGAGCAGCGCCAACTGCAACCAACTCATTCGCTTCCGGCATAAACAATCAATCACAAACAGTAACCCTATCGGCGCAAGCATTTACCTTGCAACTTGTTTCTAATGCCAGTGGCGACTATGCCGTTATTTACCAATCTGGCAACACCATGTCCGCCGAGCTGTAACCCATGACCTACCAACTCACTCAAAACGACTGCATCCTCCGCCTTGCGGACAACGCCGTCATCCCACCCGACCCCGCCAACCGCGACTACGCGGAGTACCTGGCCTGGCTGGAAGAAGGCAACACCCCCGAGCCTGCACCCGAGCCCGAGCCCGTCCCCGAGCTGACGCCTGCTGAAAAGCTGGCCGCTAGTGGGCTGACGGTGAATGAGCTGAAGGAGCTGCTGGGGCTTACCTGATGGCCGTCAAGTCCAAGACCGGCACCGCCAGGATCGACCACCAGCCGGGGGCGCCTAAAACAACGCGCCAGGGGTACGGCCAACACAGCCGACCCCGGCGCCGCGGCCGCAAGCCCCTGAGAGGGCAAGGCCGGTAATGGACCCCGAAACCCGCGAGAACTGGCGCAAGATCAAGCACGCGCTGGAAGCCGCGGGGAAGACCGACAACCACTACTATCGCCGCGCTCTTGCCATCCTCGCCGGGATGCCTGATCCCTTTGATCGTTACGATGGGATCGACGCAGGGCGCCCCGATGGTGGACGAACCCAAAACCGTTGGCGGAGTGCTTGCTGCTTCTCTCCCGGCAGCACTCGCAGCAGGCATGGTTGCCATCGGGGCGCTGCTGATCTCGATGCAGGTGCAGTCCGCCAGGATCGAGGCCACGCTGGTGCAGATGGCCAAGTCGGTGGATGAGCTGAAGACTGATGCACGCGCCCAGCTGGCGGAGCTGGATCAGCGGGTGCGTGCCCTTGAAATGAACCCCTAACGTTGGAGCACCAACATGGATGCCATGAGCCCCGAAACCGTTGCCGCGATCGCCATCATCGTCGCTGCCGGCTCTGAGCTGATCGCCATCAGCCCCCTGAAGTCCAACAGCTGGCTGCAGCTGATCCTGCAGGCCGCACGCCTCGCCTTTCCGAAGCGCCGCTGACATGGCCAACACCGCGCCGATCACGCTCGAGCAGCTGTTTCGGTTCTATCGCGCGCTGCCCCATCAGGCTGCTGCCATCCAGCAGCTGGAGCAGGATCTCGCGGTGAACGGTTACGCAGCAGCGATGCGGCGCGATCGGGCATGGTTCAACACCTGGAGCCAAGACGGCAAACACGCTGATCTCGGCGCTGCACTCAAGCTGATCCAGGAGTTTGAGGGCTGCCACCTCGATGCCTACCCCGATCCGCTCAGCGGCGGTGAGCCGTGGACGATCGGCTGGGGCACCACGCGCTACGACGACGGCCGGCCTGTCCGCAAAGGCGACCGCCTCAACATGGTCGAGGCCGACATGCTGCTGCGGCTGGAGGTGGACAAGATCGCAGACAAGCTGCGCGCCACCGTGCCCTACTGGAAGGAAATGTCCGACCAGCAGAAGTGCGCGCTCATCTCCTTCGCCTATAACCTCGGCTCTGGCTTCTACGGCGCCAAGGGTTTCGAGACCATCAGCAAGCGGCTGCGCGAGAAGGACTGGGCCGGCGTGCCCGATGCCCTGCTGCTCTACCGGAACCCCGGCAGCAACGTCGAGGCCGGCCTGAAGCGCCGCCGTATCGCTGAAGGCGACCTATGGGGCCGCGAGCGGCAGACCACCGGCCCCATCGAGGCGATGTTCACGCCCGAGAGCCCGTTCAGCCAGAAGATCACGCCGCACATCACCGCCGGCGAGTTTGCGTTGAACCAAGAGGCCCGGCGTTTCGATCACCAATTTCAGTGCGATACGGCGCTGCGGTTGGCGCAGTTCCTGGAGAAGGCACGCGCGCAGTTCGGCGGCAAGCCGGTGGTGATCACGAGTGGCTATCGCAACGCGGCCATCAACCGTTCAGTGGGCGGCGCCAGCAGCTCCGAGCACCTCTACGACGGCATCGGCGTCGGAGCCGTGGACTGGTTCATCGACGGCGTGAACATCTACCAGCTGCAGGACTGGTGCCTCGCCAACTGGCCGTTCAGCACCGGCAAGGGCGCTCCCAAGGGGTTCATCCACACGGGAATTAGAAAGGGCTCGCCGCGGGTGGTCTGGGACTATTAGGGCCTAAGCTGCGCCCGCCGACGACGAGCGCCTGTGCCGCTACCTGATTTTGAGATCCACCACCTCTGCAAGAAGCACGCGCTGGTGGTGCCCTTCGACCCCGACCTGGTGAACCCGGCCAGCATCGACGTGCTACTGGGGGACCGCATCATGGTCGAGGTGCCCGACCGCCCCGAGCTGCAGATCGTGGGCATCAGCGGCCACACCGCTGACGATCCCTACTGGCTACAGCCGGGTGAGTTCTGCCTGGCGGAGACCCGCGAGATCTTCAACCTGCCAGACAACCTCGCCGCTCAGTTCGTGCTCAAGTCCAGCCGCGCCCGCGAAGGGCTTGAACACCTTCTCGCGGGCTACTGCGATCCGGGCTGGCATGGCAGCCGCCTAACGCTGGAGCTGCAAAACGCACGCAGAATGCATCCGATTGGCATCTGGCCCGGCATGAAGATCGGCCAGATGGTCTTTCACAAGATGGAAGGCATCCCCGGCCGCAGCTACGCCGTCACCGGCCGCTACAACGGCGACCTGGGCGTAACCGCCAGCAAGGGCTAAGCTGAGCCCGGAGCGTCTTGTGGAGACGGAGCCCCGGCTTAGCCAGCTGGGGCTTTTATCTGCGCAGCTACCAGTGCAGCAGCAGCGGCTGGGACGGTTTGCTGCGCCATTCGCGCATTATTCGCGCACCATCGGATGCTGCAGCTTCGCCATCCGCAGCCGGTGGATCCAGCCCGGCGCTTCGGCTGGATCATCGAGCGGGATCAGGGTGAAGTCATCGCAGCCGTGGCTCTCGGCAAAGTGCTGCGCCGAGATGTGGGTGGGGAACGGCCCGACGTGCCACGGGCCGATGCGGAGGGCGTATTGCATGGTGGTGAGGTTAGGGGCGCCGGAGCGCCCCGGTAGGGGTCAGCGCCCGAGGCACCGGCTGGCGGGCTGCTCAGAAACCCAGCCGCCTTCTTCGCCGGGATTGGGCAGTGCTGCGGTTGGCAGCTGGCGCACCCAGACCATGCCGGCTTGAGGCTCGCGGTGACCCTCGATCACCTGCGCCCACATCACAGCGCCAGGGAACCAGTCAGCCATGTGTGGCATGTCCACCCAGACCTTTTGGCCGATGTGCAGAGCCTCGCCGGCCTGATCGAGAAGTTGAACCATGGCGTCCTCCGCCTGAACTGAAAAAAACTATACACCGCCCGCGGGGCACCCTGCCCCTGAGCACTGGCCCGTTCACAATCCGTCACAGTGCCCGATCCTGTTCCTCTCGCTACCGTGCAGCAAGCGGCGGCCAGCCCATGCGGGCGTTCTACCTCGAGATCTCCGCCAAGCTCATCATCCGATCCGACACCGACCCCGACGACCTGCCGGCTGACATCTACTCCCAGCTGGCGGAGTTCATCCCGTCCGATGAGGACATCATCGACATCGAGGTGAACGCTATCCCCCTCCCGCCGGACCTCTGTGGATCAACACCACATTGATGAGACCCGCCTGGTCACCCGGCGATCGGCCCGTGATCAGATCCACCTCGCCTGGAGCTACCGCTGCGCATACTGCGGCGATCAGCTAGGCCGCAGCCCCACGCTCGACCACGTTGTGCCCAAGGTTCACGGCGGCCTCACCGTGCGCCAGAACCTGGTCTCTTGCTGCCTGATGTGCAACAGCCAGAAAGGCCACAAGCACTGGATCGACTGGTATCGCCAACAGCCCTTCTGGTCTGCGCTCGGAGAGTGGGCAATCGCGCAGTGGGTGGCTGGCGAGGGCTATAGTGACGGCTCCTGAACTTCGGCTCAGGGCAGTCCGCTGCGGCCGGCAGCGGTGAGGCTGGCACCGCGTGAGGACCAGCCACCGGCCACCCCTATCAAGGCAGGATCCGGCTGCAGACGTACAGCGCGATCCAGCACGTCACCCAATACTCAAGCGACAGGATCAGGATGTCGTGCAGCATCAGCGCGCCAGCAGGTGATCTAGGTATAACTCCGCCTGCCATAGGTCGCTTGAGTAGCGGCAGATCCCACCCACGCAGCTGCGGTAGTAGATCTCGCCATGCACCGGCATGAGCGTCTCGATGTAGCCGCCATCTCGATCGGTGCGGCTGATCACCTCCGGTCCGAACATCGCCCGTGCTCCTGGTCTGCCTTCAGTCTGCCGGCAGGAACACCTCGCATCGGGTGGCGTAGCGGCCGCCGCTCTGCTTTGCCTCCGGGAAGTCCAGGCTGCACCGCTTGCGCGCCTGGTCCCATTGCACGCAGTCCCAACACATCCGCGGTTCCGTCACCGGCCTGATGCGCACCACCGCTGCGCTGTAGATCGAGTGCGCGCGCAGCAGCGCATCCTGCAGCCGGATGGCGCCGGTGTCGGCCTCGAGCTGGTGTTCAGGTTTCGGCCCGAGCACCACCCGGCAGTGCCACGTCCGATCTGCGCTATCGCAGAACAGCAGCAGCCTGCCGGCGTGGAGGCTGATCATTCTTCCTCGCCGTATGCCGGCAAATGGAAAATCCGCTCGAGGTGCATCGAGGCCGGCTCCTGCTCACCGTTGGTGACGTAGCAAGCCACATCATCTGATGGATCGGCCGCGGCGAACACTGTTGGCCAGAGCCGCTCCTTCACCACCACCAGGCTGACGCGCGGGCTACGCACCAGCAGCCAGAGCGCCAAGCGTTCGATCAGGTTCAGCCCCGGTAGGTGCATCATCCCTCCAGTTTGCCGAGCAGGCGGCGGAGATACCACTGCGCCTTGGCAAGTGACACCGCCTCACCTTTGTGGCGCTCCCGCCAGGTGTACTTGATGATGTTGCCTTTGCAGTAGCCGCGGAATTCCTCGGGCGTCAGGGCCGCCTCAATCGCGTCGATGCACTCAACACCGCCTTGGCGGTAGTGGTCTGGGTTGATCTGGTCAGCCATTAGATCACCGTTCTGGTCTGGTAGTTGGGGTCCGTCTCATCCAGATGGCACTCAGGCCCGAAGCCGGTGGCTAGCAGTTCTTGCGAAAGGCTGGCTTCACCATCTTGAACAACAGGCGCGCTTGTTAAAGGCTCCGTTGCGTCTGGCTGCTGCTCAAAGCTGTTCAGCCATTCGCGGAACCTGTCGCCGGTGGGAGTTTTGACCGGCCACGCCACAAACTTCAACAGCAGCTTGCGCTCCCGGAAGGCCATGCTCACGTTCGGCTTCCAAGCGATGAACAGCGCACCATTCCACCGATCCCACTGGCGCACGACCAGCAGGCCGGGCGCCGTGAACGTATCGGCCTTCATCCCCATTTATCTCCCAGCAGCTCCTGACGGCAGACCTGGATCGCGCGCTGGGCGTTCTTCTCCGTCATCACCGACTCTGCCTCATCCATCGCGCAGCACACGCGAGCGAACAGATCGGGATAGCTGCTGTCGCGGAAGTTAGCAGCCAGATCAAGGGCAAACTCCTGCCACAGGCCGGTGTAGGTGCAGCAGGTGCGGCCGCTGCGTTGGTAGAGCGCCTCCATCATGTCGGCGCGCATCTGGTCGAGCTTGACTGCTTCGCTCATGGTTCGAGTTGTTGGCGAATGTGGAGCAGCTCAGCGCAGAGCTGCTGGGTGCGGGGGATGGCACGCAGCTGATCAATGCGAACGTCAATCAGCTGCTGCAGCCGCAGTCGTTCATCATGGCGACCCTGCTGGTAGGTGCCGCTATCGGTGAGCAGCTGGTTCAGCCTGGCGCGAAGATCAGCCATCGGCACCCTCCAGCTCGGCGGCGATGGCGAGAAGCTTCCAGCGGATTCCCATACCTAGTCGGGCTTTGTCGGGCTGGTCTGGGTGCGGCACCACCTGATCCGCAGCAGCCCGCAGGGCGGCGGCTATGGATTTGTTGTGAAAGACAGGTGTATCAATCACTGGGCGCCAGTAAACAGCAAGTGATGCGTCCACCACCGCCTGCGCGGCGGGACTCAGTGGGGTGGTGTTAGTCATCAATGCTCTCCAGGGCGAGGCGGATGGTGATTGCGTCTCTCGGATTAACAAAGCAGGATCGCTCCAATACCTCAAGCGCCTGCTCCTTCAAGCTCGGCGGCTTGGGGCGGCGGGCGGCGCGGAGACCGTTGCTGGCTTGGCCCCACCCATTCAGAAGTAGCCAGCTGATACACGCCTCCAGCTCCTGATCAGCGCCCCATTGGGCGGCTCGGGTGGCGATTGAGATTTGGTGGAAGTAATGCTTCTCGTTGTACTCGACGGATTCGTCGCACCATTGGCGCACCAGCTCCGGCGGTGGGGTGACGGGGTGGGTCATTCTTCAACCTCATAACGCTTGCCGATGGCAGCAGCCCAAGCCACCAGATCACTGGCACGCACCAGTTGCACTCCATCTTCAGGACCCTCAGCAACGCGCCAGTGGCATGAAGCAGTGTCCTTGAGAGCGCACTCGATGGCAGCCTTGGCGCCCCATGTTGCAGCCTTTGCGGCGATGTAGAGTGCGCTATCGCAACGGGCGGCACCGTTGGTGTCCCATTCGGCTTCCCATTGGCGGATGATTTCGGCGGGTGGTGAAAGTAGGCGTGTCATTGATTGGCTTGGTCGTAAAGAGCGTTGACGACGATGCCACGATCGCCGGGGTAGAGGTCTAAAGGTGCTTCGTTAAGCCACAAGGCCACCTCCCGAATAGCAGCGCGGGCCATGGAGCCCTGACCCTTGACGCTCTCCATCAAGGCATCTTCCACCCGCTCTACCAGTGACCCCCCAATTTGGGAGGAATTAGGAGTTGGCTTGGAGTTGGGTGCAAGCAGATCCCTGACCTGTTGCGCCTGCTCAGGCGTCAACTTCAGCGGTTTGCTGATTTCATGGGTTTTTGAGGGCTCACTGTATCCGTATCGAGCCTTGGCATAAGCGTTAAGCCTGGTTACCTGCTCATCGGTAAGCCAACTCTCGACCTTGCCTGTCACCTTGTTTACTTTGCGCCAAGGTCGAATACCAAGATCGGCAAGCCATTTGTATGCGCTAGACCTGGCGCAATCAAATTGCTCATACCAATCCTTCACGCGTATTTGCTTTGGCGCGCATAGGTCAGGTCGCTGTTGCATAGTCTCTAGCGACTCGACCCTGCTCGCCAAAGCCAAGATGTTGGCGCTGGTTTCGACGATATGCTTATGAGATGCAGCCTCCAGCTGCTCGACCCTGGAGCGGAGCTCTAAGAGGCAGGCGTGACTAACGCCATTAACGGCGGCCCAATCTTCAACATCTGCCCACTGCTCGGGCGTTGCTCTGTACTCCGTCACGCCGCCACCTCCACTGCAGCACCAGGCCAGCGGGCTTGCGCGTAGCGGATTGCGTGGCGTTTGCTTTCGGCGCGCGTGATCCAGGTCATCGGCTTGGCACCTTGTGGGTAGACGATCAGGCGAAACTCGCGCGTGCGTGTCTTCGGCCGCGGCCGGCTGATGCCGTCGCCGTGCTTGCTGGTGGGTTCATCTTCTGCCCATTGCCAGGGCAGCATCGCTCCGGTGACTTCAGGCATGGCAGTTGGGATCTGTGACGGTTTCAGGGTTCAGCCACTCCAGCTCTGACCACCACGGCAACCAAGACTCGGCGGCGATGGCTTTAGCTTCGGTCAGGCTGTGCGCTGTGACGCACTCGCAGACGTTGGCGCTGCGAATCTGGAAGTAGAAGCGGCGCTGCGTCACTTGCGCACCTCCACCAGCTGCTGTGTGCCGGAGTGGGTGGTGCCGGACTGGTTGCCGGACTCGATGCCGATCATGGCGAACACGGCCGCGACGATCAGCAGGCAGATGGCGTTGTTGAGGCGGTTCATGGTGGTGTCAATGGAGTGGAGGGAGAGCCCCGGAGGGCTCAGATCACGGCGACAAGGCGGTCTTTGCCCATGCGCTTCTCCCAGATGCTGCCGTCCTTGTTGGCGAACTGGGCGATTACCTGAGCCTTGGTCTCCTTTGCGAAGCCCACAAAGGCGCAGGTGTAGCCGAAGTTCCAGATCGTCACGTCGCCGGCCTGCAGTTGACCAGCGGGCTTGCCCTTGCAGCGGCCGACGGATTGGATTTGAACGGTGGCGGTGGTCATGATCTGGAGAGCGGTGGCCTCGTCGGCCGTCCCCTAAGTATGCACCGCCCACGGGTCACACGGCTAACCGTTGTGACAGTTCTTCACACGGCGTTGCTTCCGACCGCCAGCTCCACAGGCACCCGCAGAACGGGCACGCTCTTGTTTGTGTCCGGCGTGCGCGCCCAGCCGATCGCCAACAAGCTCACAGGCAGCTCGACCGTGTACCAGACATGCCTGCAGCCCACGCACCTTCGCTGGCGGGTCACCTTGTCAGCCTCTTTCCCGTTCGTTGCGATCGCCCTGATCTCACCGCTACCGCAGCGTGGGCACTCCATAGGTATCCTGAACATGTACCCCGCCACGGTAGCACTGTGAACTTCGGAGAGTGGATGGCGGTTCAGCTCACGCCAGAGCAGCAGTTCGAGATCGAAAAACAAGCCCGCACCCTGCTCAACAGCAAGGATGCGGGCGCAATGGCCGCGGCTCTCCTTAAACAAGCCTGCTACCAGCAGCTGCTGCTGCAGCAGGCCGTCAACGAGATCGCACGCCTCGAGTGTGAGCTGATGAAGCCCTAGAACAGATCAGCCTCGGTGATCTCGCTCACCACGCCGTCAGTCGCCTTGGCCAGGCTCTGAGCGGCGTTCTGCGCGGTCACCGGGGGCACCCAGTCACGCGGCGGCTGTGCCACTGCGCTCACATAGGCGAGTCCCTTGCTGCTGGTCTTCTTCCAGCCGCTGATCGGCACCTGCACGCTCCCGTACTGGTCCGGCGTCTGGCTCATCACGAACGCGCAGAAGGCGTCCAGCTCCTCCACCTTGATGTTCATCATCCCGGAGAAGTCGATCTTCGACTCCGGCTTGGTGCTTTTGAAGATGCTCAGGTTCAGCTTGAAGCTCATGGTCTCGGTTGATTGGGTGGATTGTTTGGCATCCCGCGCAGGTTCCGAAGCTCATACGCCTCGACCTCCGCGACGGGATACAAGACGCGGCCGCCGATCTTCACAAACCGGGGACCACGGTTCTGGCTGCGCCAGTTGTCGAGCGTGCTCAGCGTGACGACACCACGCCACCGCTCAGCCAGCTCACGCGGCTGGAGATAACCAGCTTCAGAAGATTTCGTCATCAAGCACTCCCTCCTTCTCCTCTACTGTCGCCGTCTTGGCGATCTTCTGGTTCAACTCGTCGATGCTGGCCTTCACCGGCGCCTCGGTAATCGTCACCGGCTCCACGTCCAGCACCTCCTCCTGCGTCTGGATGCCGACCAGCAGCTCGGGGATGTAAAGCCGCCCCCAGAAGGCCGCGGCGCGATACCGGACCATCAGCTCGGGCATGGTCTGCCACTTGCTGCCGGCCTTGGTCGCCCACTGCTCTTTCTTGGCCATCGCCATGCTCACGGTCGGACCCTTGAGGTCCTTGCCGCTCGCCAGCTCCGTCGCCTCGCAGTAGCAGGCCAGGCTGTCACCGCTGCCGCTGATCTCGTACCGCAGCGGGCTGAAGCGCCCGCAGCCGTTGATCAGGCCGATGATGAACTGGCTGCTCCAGCTGGGGCGCCCGTGGATGATGTGCAGGTTCTGCATCACCTGAAACGGGCTCATCCGCATCCGGTTGGCGATCTCCAGCGCCACCAGGCAGTTGGCGAACCCGTTCTGCCCTTGGAACTGCGGCGGGATCAGCGTGCTGCTGGCCAGTGCCTTGGCGATCCGCTGGGCATCCTCAAACGCCTGGATGCCGCTGAACACCGAGCCGCTTGGGCTGGTGGTCGTGAGTGCTGTGCTCTCGGTCATGTCAGAAGGTCTCGATCTCGGTGATGGTGGGCATGGACCCGTCAGGCCGCGGCCGCATCCACGGCGGCAGACTGATGGTCTCGATCTGGTCGCTGTACCCCGGCCACGCATCAGCGGCCTTGCAGACCGCCAAGGTGTCGAGGTCCAGCCGTGCCTGCTTGGCACCGGCGGCGATCATGTCCGCATCGGCGGCGTAGACGGCCACCGCATAGGGGGGCTTCTTCTCCACCACGATGAAGATGAACTGATCCGGGCAGGTGCCTGTTGCTTGCGTCAGCCCGCCCAAGTACCAAGCGGCCTGGACGTGATACCGCCAAGCGGCCACGGACTTCTGGAACCCCTTGGGGCTGGCATCCTCCGTGGTCTTGAGGTCCACGATCAGCCGGTGGTCGTCGGTCAGCCAATCCGGCCGGCACTTGCACTCCAGCCCGGTGGCCTCATCGGTCCACATCCAAGTGGTCTCAGCCTTGCCGGCCATCCCCAGCAGCATCGCTGCCGCCGGGTGCTCGAACACCGAGCGCGCCATGCGCATCACGGTGTCGGCGTCGGCCTTGCTGATCACGGTGCGGCCGGTGGCGGCCACGCTGAAGGCTTCCCATTCAGCTTTGCCCTGCTTGGTGCGCCGGTCGATGCCTTCCGGTGCCATCACATAGCGGGCGTCCCACTGGTCCAGCTCCAGCACATGGGTGTGCAGGGCGGTGCCCATCAGCATCGCTGGCGTGGGCTCCGGCTCAACCCGGTTGGGGTCGAGGTACCGCGCCCAGTAGTGCTTCGGGCTGCGTGCCACCAAGTCGAGGTGGCTTTTGCTCACCGCACTGTGGCGGTGGTAGTCGGCGTTTTCCAATCCCTCCCATTCATCAGGGCTCTCAGAGCTTACCATCAGTTCCTCCCTCGTCACGCTCCTTCCCGCTAAACCACTGAAATCATTTGGCTTTCCGGGCTTCGACTCGGATACCACTAAGCCAGTCGCGGGTCTAGTCCTATGGGTCTCATCCTTCGTCACTATCAGCAGCAGGCCATCTCGGACCTTCGCGGCGCCTACCGCGACGGGGCACGCGCCCCCCTGCTCGTGCTCCCAACCGGCGGCGGCAAGACCATCGTGATGGCCGAGATCATGCGCTCGCTCGCAGCCCGTGGCCGCAGCGCCTTGGTCCTCGTCCATCGGCGTGAGCTGGTCGCGCAGACCAGCCGCAAGCTGGATCTCGCTGGTGTCGATCACGGCATCATCGCGGCCGGCACGCAGCCGAGCGCCGCGCCGATCCAGGTGGCGTCAGTTCAGACGCTGGTTCGTCGTTTGGATTGCATTACTCACCCCCCAGACTGCGTTCTTATTGATGAGGCGCACCACGCCACCGCAGGCAGCTGGGCGCGCGTGCTCGGCCATTGGCCTGGCGCCCTTCGCCTTGGAGTCACCGCCACCCCCGTTCGTCTGGACGGCCGCGGCCTATCGGCAGTCTTCGACCGCCTTGTTCTCGGTCCGTCTGTCGCGGACCTGATCTTTACCGGGCATCTGTGCCCTGCGCGACTTTACGCCCCACCTCTGCGTGCGGACTTGTCGCGGATCACCCGAAGGGCGGGAGATTTTGCCGCAGGTGACGCGGCAGAACGTCTCGACCGCCCCACCGTCACCGGCGATGCCATTGAGCACTACCAGCGCCTTGCATCAGGCCAGCCCGCCATCGTTTTCTGCTGCACTACTCAGCACGCAGAGCATGTCGCTGCCTCCTTCCGTGCAGCCGGGCACACCGCCGCCACCCTGCTGGGCAGCACGCAGCCAGAGCAGCGAGATCGTTTGGTCCAGCAGTTCGCCGCTGGTGATCTGCAGCTGCTGGTGACCGTGGATGTGGTCTCCGAGGGCTTCGATGTCCCGGCCGCCAGCTGCGCCATCCTGCTGCGCCCCACCGCCAGCCTTGGCCTCTACCTCCAGCAGGTTGGTCGGGTGCTGCGCCCAGCACCGGGCAAGCCCCACGCGGTGATCCTTGATCACGTCGGCAACGTCCACCGCCATGGCTTCCCCGACGACCCGCGCGACTGGTCCCTCGATGACCGGCTCCGCACTGGCCGCGGCGGCAACGGCCAATTAGCTCCATCAGTCCGTACCTGCACCACATGCTTCGCTGCCTTCAAGCCGGCGCCCGTGTGCCCCTGCTGCGGCGCACACTGCGCACCCGAGCCCAAGCGCGCCATGCGCCAAGTCGACGGCGAGCTGCAGGAGCTGAAGCGCGTCAACGCCCAGCTCCGTGCCAGCGAGCGCAAGCGTGCCCGCACCCTGCCCGAGCTGCTCGCCATCGCCGCACAGCGCGGCTACTCGCCCGGCTGGGCGTACCGCGTCCACAATGCCCGCAGCAGCAGAGCATGACGTGGCCAACGCCGAGACCGACCTGCAGCAGCGCATCCGCCTGGCGCTCGGTCTGCGGCCTGATCTACGCCTGTTCCGCAACCAGGTCGGCTCGCTCCCAGACCCACGCACAGGCCGGCTGGTCACCTTTGGCCTAGCCCGTGGCTCAGCAGATCTGATCGGCTGGCGCACGGTCACCATCACACCCGAGATGGTCGGCCAGCGCATTGCCGTATTCACCAGCATCGAGGTCAAGACACCCACCGGCCGCATCGCTCCTGCCCAGCAGCACTGGCTTCATGCCGTGCGGATCGCTGGTGGCATCGCAGGCGTGGCGCGCTCTGTGCCGGATGCTTTGCGAATTGTCACACCCGAGCACCCAACCTCCTAACCTGACGGCACACTTTGCCAGCAACTCCACGAGGCACCGATGCCTGCGCTTACAGATCAGCTCGCCCTGCTCCCAGATGAATGGGCTCTTGTCGCCGTTGGCAACGACAAGCGCCCCTACCAGCCCGAGTGGCAAAAGCACCCCCTCACCAAAACGCAGATCGAACGCGAGCTGCAAGGCGGCCGTGCCGTAGCCATCGGCGTGCTTGCTGGCCCACCTTCCGGCGGCTTGCTGTTCGTTGATCACGATGGCCTCGGCGCCTCCGTGGTGCTCACCAACCTCGGCACCTCCCTGCGTGATCTCCCCAAATCCTGGGCAGTCACATCCGGCCGTGATGGTCGGCTCCAGATCATCTACAGCGTGCCTCGTGGTTTCTGGGAGCAGATCAAGACCACCAAGCTGAAGTCATCCGTCAAGGGCGAGCAGCTTGAGCTGCGCTGGACCGGCTGCCAGTCCGTTGTCATCGGCAAGCACCCCATCACCGGCGCCTACCGCTGGCTCAAAGGCCGCGCACCCGGTGACCTACCCCTTGCCGAGGCGCCATCGGTGCTGCTCCAGCAGATGATGCGCGGTCCCGAGATCCCCCCGCTCATCCACACCCCCAACCCCACCGAGGACGCTGATCGCGCACGCGCCTACCTCGACAACATCCCCACCTCCCTTTCAGACGACTACGACGAGTGGGTCAAGGTCGGCATGGCGCTCCACAGCGTTGGTGATGACAGCCTGCTCGCTGACTGGATCCAGTGGTCGGCAGGCTCCGGCAAGTTCAAGGCCGGCGAGTGCGAACACAAATGGGCCACCTTCAAGTCCGACTCCGGTGGCGTTGGCCTCGGCACCCTTTACCACCTCGCCGGTGGCATCTCTCCACGGCAGGTGGCTGTCAATGCCCTCAAGGCTGCGCTGGGTGACACGCACCCCAAGGCCGCGGCCATCGAAGCATCATCCGGCGGCAAGGCGCTCAAGCTCGAAGCCGATGAGCTGCTTACCCTGATCCGCCAGCAGCTTGGTGATCGCCTTCGCTACAACATCTACACCCAGAACATCGAGCTGGACGCACAGCCCATTCAAAGCCTGGAGCACTACTACCTCCAGTTCGCGCAGATGGGCATCAAGGTTTCTAAGGAGCTTGCCGCCGACGCCATCGTCTATGTGGCGCAGGCCAACAAGTTCGACCCCGTTCGGGAGTACCTCGATCGCATCGCAGAGGAAGTCCCCCCGGTCTCCATCGACCACCTGGCCAGCGCCTACCTGCGTCCGAAGGACGAGCCCGGCACCCTCTACGACGCCATGCTGCGCGCCACGCTCATTGCAGCCGTGCGCCGCATCTATGAACCCGGCTCCAAGCACGACTCCGCCTGCGTTCTCATGGGACCGCAAGGCTGCGGCAAGTCCACCTTCTGGCGCAATCTCGGCGGCGTGTTCTTCTCCGATGCCCTGCGTGATGTATCCAGCAAGGACGACCTGATGGTCCTCCACCGCTCCTGGATCATGGAGTGGGCAGAGCTGGACCACATCACCGGCCGGCGCCATGCAGGGCAGGTCAAGGCGTTCCTGTCCCAGCAGACCGACACCTTCCGCGTGCCCTACGGCAAGGCCACCGAGGACTTCCCTCGGCGCTGCATCATCGTCGGCTCCACCAACCGCGACAGCGGCTTCCTGGTGGACGACACCGGCAACCGCCGCTTCTGGGTGATCCCTGTCCTCGCTGCGCCCCACATCGCCGTTGATGGCCTGCTGCTGGAGCGTGATGCCATCTGGTCCGCTGCGGTCCACGCCTACCGGGCTGGTGAGGCCAACCACCTGCCCCGTGAGCTGGAGATGCAGGTCGAGACCGAGAACGAGTCCTACCTGGTCTCCAACCCCTGGCAGTCGGCCGTGCAGTCGTATCTCACCAGGCGCGTGAGCGTTGAACCGATCACCACCGAGGAGGTGTTGACCAACGCGATCCAGAAGCCGCTGGAGCGCCAGACCAGGGGCGATCAGATGCAGGTCGCATCCATTCTCAAGGATCTCGGCTGCGACAAGTATCGGGACTGCACGGGCGGAAAGCGCCGCTGGGTGTACCGACTCCCAACCTCGTGAAAACAGGTTGGGCAAGGAAAATCCGCGCCCTGCATGGGGTCTCCCTATCTCCTAACCTCCCTACTTCTAAGAAAGAGTATAAATAAAGTAGTAGAGAGGGGGTAATACCCCCCTTTTGGGGAGGGTCTGAGGTCGGGATAGGTTGGGCACAGGCTTCACGCCTTTTCGATGGATCTGACGGGCTGCCGCTCCTACCCTTGACGCATGGCAACGCTGACCCTCGACATCAAATCGGAGCTGCCCAAGGCCATC